TGCCGCATGCCCATGATGGACGAGAGCCCGAGGTCACCAACCAGCACCTTGACCTTGTTGGCGTCGGTGGTGGTTGTCGAGTCCATGACCACCACCGGGATCACCGGCAGGCCGAGGAACTTGTATGTGATCCCGTTGCTGTTCAGGATCGTGTCGGCAGAGTTACCGCCGCCTTGGTAGCCAAGCGACTGCATACCGACGTGGTAGACGGCAGGCGAAACGTACCAGGCCGGGTTGCCACGCTGGAACACATAGCGGGGCACCTTGGCCAGAGCCGACTCAAAGTCGGCAATGGTGAAGGTGCTGACGGCGGTGTGACCGCTGGCAGCAGAGACCACGCTGGCCGTGTAGGCCGATGTGGCAATCTTCGGCACGACGCCATAGATGCCGCCGTAGCTGGACGACCCGTCACCGTTGAATGCAGCGTTGTCCTGGGCGTAGCTGATGGCCGTGGCGAATTCCTGCAGCAGCCAGTCGGCCACGTTCACGGCGTTGGCATCGTTCAGCACTTCGTTGCTGACCTTGGTGCCCACGCCGAGCTTCTTGGCCACCAGCTGCACCATCGTGCCGGTCGGGTCGCTGGTCGTGATTTCGGTGTTTTCGCCGATCCAGTAGGCAGTCGTGCCCGTGAGTCGCTTCGGCACCAGCTTGGTGTCGGTGCTCATCGCCTCGCGCTGCAGCACCTGGCCGGCCACCCCGTACTGCTCGACCAAGCGGATCAGGTTCGTGGAGAACTCGTCCACCATCGTGAAACCACCGGACGAGTTGACCGCCTCGACCACAGCCCGGCTCTCGACGCCGTGCTCTTGGCACCACTGGCGGGCTTCCTCGTTGCGGAGGAACTTCGCCTGAATGAACCGGCCCGCCCGGTAGGCGTTTTCGTGCGTGTCGAAATACTTTGGCTTGGGGGCTGCGACGGCTCGGATGTCCACCTTCTTCTCCTCAATTGCGGGGGTGAGGGCAGGGGCGACGTTCTGCCGCAGCTTGGCGGCCGATTCGATGACCGACTTCTCGAAACCGATCTGCTTGGTCAGTTCGGCCGAGCGCTTGACAAGACCTTCCAGCTCCAGGTCGCGGGCTGCGATCGCGTCGGCGTCGCCCTCAATCGCCCGAACGGCGTCGATCCGGTTGGCAAGGTCAGCGGCGTCGTTCTGCAGCTTGGCGAGCGGGTCCATGTGAACCTCCTGCGGTGTGTCGTGGATGTCGGCTAGCGACTAACGCACACTACGGTTGGCACGGGCACACCTTGCAGAAGGTCAATGGCTTAAAGTTGTGCCATACAACGATGACTACTTCTGGCGACGCCAGATCGCAGTAGCTTTGACGAGACAGCGGCAGCTAGCACCGCACTTGCGGCAGACCATGTACCGCAGCTGCTCGGCGCCGCAGGCCTTGCTCGTCCTGGTCCTCATGCGTTCGCCGCATTTGCAGTCGCGGGGCTCAGGCATTCCGTAGCACCTCTGCCCACACGGCAGCTGCGTCACGCAGCCACGAGCGAAGCGACACAGCAGGGGGCACGACTACGGCAGCCTGCTCGTCCTGCCACGCCTTGAGGCTACGCAGGGCCATCTGGGCACTGGTCTGGACGTAGGCCGGCGATACCACCGGCCCCATCTCGTAGAGGCCCGAGGCTTCCCTGACGTCGCGGATCACGCCCTGGGCGTCGTTGCTGAACGCTTCGCCGCCTGACGCCACGGTGAAGGCGAACGAACTTCCCTTGACGTCCCGGCGGGCAACCAACTCCATGACGTCAGCACGCGACTGCGGGGGCGTCACGGTGTAGCCCACGCCTTTTTCGTCGCTGAACACCTCAAGCGTGCCAGACGACTCGCGGCCCAGAAGCATGTTGGGGTCATGATTGAAGTACGACACTAGGTCTTGCCGGCCACGCTGGCGGCCCAGCACCTTGTCAAACGCCCCCGGCATGATCCGTTCCCGGAACCCGCCCAGGTCCTGCGAGAGCCGGTTGTAGACGATCGCGTAGCCACGGATGACGGCGCGACCGTCGCCCCGCTTCTCCACAGTCAGCTCGGCTTCGGGCACGTCTTCCCAGCTGATCGCCCGGCGTTCCATTTCCATCAGTTGTCCTCCTGAAGCATCTCAGCCTGTTCGCTCTCGTCCACCTCTTCCATGCCAGCACTGGAGTCAACGTTGTTTTCTTCGTCTTCCGCCGCTGGCTGCGTCGGCACCGGGGCAAATTCATCGGCCGGCGCCGCCGCAGGCGGGTTAATAATGCGGTCCACGGTCGTCATGTTGAGCTGCATGAACCGGGCTTCGCCGCCGTTCTCAACCGGGTTGAGCCCTTCCATGGCTCGTATTTCGTCGATCGAAATTGCTCCGATGTTCAGCATCTCTCGGTAGTAGGTCGTGCGGCTGGCAGAGTCGCCCATGGAGAGACGCCGCAGGTCAAACTCGGCACAGAACGTGTCGGGCAGCGTGAGGCTGATCAGATCGCGGCCGATGGCCCCGGCCCACCGCTGTGCCCACGGCTGGATGCAGTAGGTCAGGGCGTCGATGCCGTTCTGCTCAATGTTGCTGTAGGTCGCCCTGGTCAGGTCTTGCAGCAGATGCGGCGGCACCCGGAAGTACCTAGCGATGTCGATGATCTGGTACTGCCGCGATTCCAAGAACTGGGCCTGCTCGTTGCTGGCCGACGAGATTTCGACAGGCTTGGTGCCCTGTGGCAAAAATGCAGTGCGGAAAGCCCGATCGGCGCCACGGTGCATGCGTTCCCACTGCTCGCGGGCACGCTCAATCGCCTCCTGCGGCATGGCGTTATCGTTGGTGAAGATCACACCAGGGCGGGCACCATTCCCAAAAAATGCACCAGCGTGCTGCTCGAGGGCCTGTGCCAGCCCGATCGCGTCACGCAGCATCGACGGCGGTTGCAGACCCGTGAACCCGTCGGTTGAGAGATACGGCAGCCGGAAGATGTCCTGCTGGCGGAACTGCACCTGCTGCTCGGTGACGGGCTGCCTGTACAGATAGGTCAACGAGTAGTCGTCGTTCTGCTTGACCGTTATGCGGCTGGGGTGCAGCGGCACCAGCTGGTCGTACGCGCCGTTGCGGCCCGGCACCCTCTGGGCAAAACTGGTGCCGTACATGCAGGCCAGAGCCGTCATCGTCTCGACAAACTCAAACCGGGTCTGCCATGAATTGGGCTGGCGGGATAGTGTCCTATACAACGGCTGTTCGGTAGCGTAGCGCTTGCCGCCGCCGGCCATCTCTTCGACCAGATTGAGCGGGCAGGAGGCCAGCGTTTCGCTGATAACCCGCACGCAGGCGATGAATGCACTGCACTTTAGCGCCGTCTCAGGCGTCACACGCACGCCGCTGGGCGTCTTGTTGGCGCCTACAAAAGCCCACTCGGCCGACCGGAATTCGTGGATTTTCCACTGATCGACGGTCGCGGCGTACTCGCCCCTGCGGTCGGTGATCGTCAGGCCCGAGTCTTCGGCTACATCCATGTGATATCCCAGTTAATCTCGGGTGTTTTGACCGCCGTAGCGTGGATGCCGAGGGCCATCACGAGGGATACGATGCCGTCGATACGTTCATGTGACCGGCTCTTGCTGGGCTTGATGTTTCCGGCGGCGCTGTCTTGCTGGATGGCGACGTTGCCCGCCTGCCACGTCAGCACGTCCGAGTTGTGCAGCAACTTCCCGCCAACCACCAAGGCTTCAAGCTGCTTGGAGGGGCTGGACATCGACGCATAACCCTGACCAAACCCTACGACGTTCAGCCCATCCCCTTGCAGTTGGCCCGAGAGTTGCGTGGCGTTCCAGCGGTCAATCGCCAGCCCCCTGATCTGGTATTTCTTGGCCAGTTCGTTGATGTCGGCCCGCACCTGGTCGTAGTCGGTGACGTTGCCCTGCGTGGTCCGCAGCTGCCCGTTGCGTGCCCACGTCAGGTAAGGAACGTGATCGCGTCGCTCTCGCTGCGTGGCGTTCTCCTCGGGTATCCAAAACACCGGCTCGACCCAATAGCGGCCGTCGTCCAAGGGGAACAGCAGAACCAGGGCGGTCGTGTCGAACGTTGTTGCCAGATCGAGCCCGGCCCAGCACTCGCGGCCCTCTAGCGGCACCGGGCAGAGTTGCTTTCCCTGCGCCCAGTGGTCCATCCGCAGCCACCG